ATGAATTTTGGGAAATATCAAAGGGATTGGATTCTGATGATGACGATGACGACCCATATGATCCTACCTCGTCGAAAAAAAAGGGTGCTGGTCCAAAAATAAATGTGCGCAAAAATACTTGGTAATCATTTCATATAAGAATTATTTCATATAAGCATTATTTCATGTTTATATGAATATATATATTAATCAACTGAACCCACTTCCATTGCATCATCATCTGCAGCCACATCCATGTCAGTGCTCGTACTCGGAGATACATTTAGCACTTCTGATTTCGACATGGAAGACAATCCATGGTCATTATTATTATTATCTGTAATAACATTATCGACCTCGAATATTGAATTATGAATATCATCACTTGTTAAAATTGAATCCTCCTTGGATGGAATTCCGAACGTGCTTGATGCACCATCCGCGGTTGCAACATTTACCAGATTTCCTTGGTCATTAATTGTCTGCGTGAGCTTGTTTCCCGACGCCTCTGCCTTGTTAATATTATCAAGAATTGCCTTCTCCTTGGTCTCTCTGACTCGTTTATCGAATTCCACTTTGGCTTCCGCTTCATTGGTCTTCTTCTCACTCATCAATTGATTCAATGTATCCTCCATGTATTCTACGCGACCAGTCTTGTATGCCTCTGGATGGAAAGGCATCCATAGACCTACTTCACCGACATACACGTCGTGGTTGGGATCAGCATTGCGTAAAAACTTACACCTTAGTTCCGCCTCCTCTTGTGATGGAAACACGCCACGAACTTTAATTCCGCGAATGCTTGTCTGAAATTCGTGGCGCTTATCAAATTCCGCACTCAATTCCTCCTCCTTTGCATCCACAAACGTTTTATATTCATCAATAAATGTCGTGTTTATAAGCTTGTCCCGCTCAGTCTCACAAAACTCATTCAAGTCGGCAGTCACTTTATCAAAATCAATCTTGTATTTAAAACTCAAAAAGCTCATAAATTGTCTATATTTATCCATTGACTTGTGAAAGTCCCAATGCTTTACAAAGTTCTCAAAAAAAAACATTTCGCGCTGCTTAATGATATCTTCAGGTGAAATAAATGATAAACATGCGAACTTCTGCCCAGCAATTGGTTTATCCTCATCCAACAAATCCACATAGTTGGTATTATTTTTTAGAAGAACTCCTTTAGGTTTAGGTACTTCCATTTTATATAATACTAAATATCGCAATTAGTTTAAGTGATTTTTAATGAAATAGTATTTTAACAAAATCGATAGATATAATTTAATTATATAAGAATAATAATCTTTTTATATAGTATAAAATGGACGGTTTACACTTGAATATGGGCGATGTTTTGCGTCGCGCACTTAAATACATTATTGAAGGTATCATGGTTGCTCTTGCTGCCTTTGCTATCCCAAACAAACGTCTTAATATGTCAGAGATTCTTATGATTGCTCTTACAGCCGCTGCTACATTTAGCATTTTAGACACATACGTGCCTTCTCTTGCCATGGGTGCTCGTTCCGGAGCAGGATTTGGTATTGGAGCAAATCTTGTTGACTTCCCAAATAAAATGCTGTAAATCTGCTGTAAATCTGCTGTAAATATACAATGCCATCTTTTATAAAGAATTGATAGAATTATAATTTTTTATAAAGTTCGTTGCCAATTAAGTATATAATGATTAATTGAACAACAGATGTTATAACACCGAGACCAACATACGAATTTTTTATAATTCGTAAATGCTTTACTTGTTGTTTGGAACATTTATTATCGTTTTCACACATATGTATTACATGGTTCATTCGCAATGTATAAGGACCAACTGAATATATCATATACATGGTAGAAATTAACACCAACGATATAGCAATGGTTGCTGAAACACGAGGAGATGCCTTTATCGTCTTAAGATTTGACATGTGATAAAATAATAAACCAGTAGTTAGTAAAATATACGAAAGGCTCAACCATGACGAGAAAACCGATTCCGGTTCATATACGTGTACTGAATAGGCCAAGTCATTCATATATAATATAAAAATATTATATATAAAAATTCAACGTTTGTTATAAAATTCAACGTTTTTGCACTAAACGACGAAACTTTAAATTGTTGGAATAAATGCCCAATCTAATTCTGCGCATATTTTCTTCCAAATATCATCTTGCTCAATTCTCTTCTCACGATCTTTCAACATGGGAAAATACGGCAAAAATTGTTTTTGGTCTAATAATTCACACAGCTTATATATCGTATAATAATAATTAAGAAAATTCACACGATCATCTGGGCAAAATTTTGCATACGGTCCTTGAATATCCATGAATAAATTACACAATACTTCTTCGAGTTGCTGTGTCATAACGGGTGGTTTAATTCCTAATTTATGTTTTATAAACGGAATATGTTCATAAAATTTATTATAACCCAATTTCTTCAAAATGTCCTTTGCCTTTTTATTCGTAAGTTGCTCCACTGAGATACGTTCTTTTTTTATTTGATTCTTAATGTCCTCGAATATTATTTCTGGAATCTGCGTCGTTTCTTTTGCTTGAAATTGTGCCAAAATTTCCCGGAAATGATTAATACGTTTATATGCATAAAAACACGCCTCTTTGGGCGGCTCTTTATATGACGTTTTTTCATTTTCAATCAAGTAGGGAAAATTACTAAAACATACGTTGCAAATCATAATACCATCACTATCTACTGGTATCAACTCCCCTTTATTACACGCTGAACACGTTTCCACATTACACACGACATAATTATTTACATCCATAAACTCATCGTCAATGTTGACCAAGTATTTCTTGACACTATTATTCACATATTGCTGTTTTATGATGGTTTCATTATCTTTTATTTTGAAGAAATCATTCAAAATGCTCTTATTTTCACTCGCGCTTCCAGTAGAAATTTCCTTTTTTGCTTCAAAATAATCGAAAATCAGATTATTGTTTTGCAGATAATAATCCTTTTGTTTTTTATTTTCAGTGCGAATTTTTAAAGTAATATCTTTTATGCGATCATTCATTTCTATGCGAATAATTTTATCAACTTCAGTTTCCAAGCGAGTCTTATAATATCTCTTTAATGCCCTAAGTTCAGGAATAGTTTTATTATTATTATCATAAAATTCAGACTCTATTTCTTTGTGCTTGCTGTCAAGCGTAACTATACTTTTTTCATCAAGCGTAATTTTCTTATTTGTTTTATGCTTAAATGAAGGCATATCTAAAAATGATCTATATTAAATACGCAATTATAGTTTAAACTATATTGCATCCTATGTATTAAATATTCAAGTGTGTAATATGTTAGTTATGGTAAAATAATATATCGATCGTTTTTAATGGAAATAAATATTGAAAAAAGAAGTCACTCGAATGAACTTTCAGAAGAAGATTCGAAAAAGGCATATTTCATTGAAGAATATTTAGAACAATCATATAAAATTAAAAAACAAGGTACAATTTATCTTTTGAAAAATAGAACCAATAAAATATTAATCGATGAAACAACTATAAATAAAATGTATAAAACACGGCCCAATGCAATGTCTAATGCAATGCCCAATACTATGTCTAATGCAACAGGTCAAAAAAATACATATATATCGCATTTTTTACTTAAATCATTACACAATAAATGGACCATTGAAAAAAAACAGCACAATTATATACTTTCCAAGAAGCATCGTGGTAAAAAAGAATATTTCTCACCCAATTTTCTTACTTGTTTCATGGAAAACAGTTTCTGATTATAATATATATTTTCATAATCATAAATTAATTAGTTTTTTTTCTGAAAAATTATTTTCTTTAGCAATATTATAACACAAAAATGGGAGGCGGATTAATGCAACTTGTAGCTTACGGTGCCCAAGATGTTTATCTTACTGGCAACCCTCAAATCACCTTCTGGAAAGTGTCTTATAGACGCTATACTAATTTCGCAATGGAATCTATTGAACAAACATTTAACGGTCAAGCCGATTTCGGTCGCCGTGTCACATGTACTATCAGCCGTAATGGTGATCTTGCATACCGCACCTACTTACAGGTTACTCTCCCTGAGATTAACCAAGGTATGAAAGGTAATGGAGCAAATGACGAGGGTGTTTACGCTCGTTGGTTAGATTTCCCCGGAGAGCAACTCATTGCTCAAGTCGAGGTTGAGATTGGTGGCCAACGCATTGACCGTCAATATGGCGACTGGATGCACATCTGGAACCAACTTACCCTTACATCCGAGCAACAACGTGGATACTACCAAATGATTGGTAATACCACTCAACTCACATTCCTCACCGATCCCTCTTTCAACAATGTTGATGGACCCTGTGAGAGCGGTGCCCCAACACAAGTGTGTGCTCCCCGTAATGCTCTTCCCGAGACCACTCTTTACGTGCCTTTCCAATTCTGGTACTGCCGTA